CCAGTGCTTCGTTGAGTGTTTCCGGGTGCTTGCCCCGGGTGGCACGCTCACTCTCAAATGGAGTCAAATCCACATCCCGCTACGGGAGGTACTGGAGCTAGCCCCATACCCGCCCCTGTATGGCACCCGCCACGGTAAAAACAACGCCACGTCTTTTACGGTTTTCTATAAGCCAATGGAAGCAAGAGCGCCGCAGCGGCAATGACACGCTAGCCAATTACCCGCTCTACGCAGACCAAGAAAAATAATTCCCGCCATAAAATAGAACCAACTAGGTGATACCAAGGAGCCACCATGAGCTTGTATGATCTTTACCCGCCCATGCCTGCAGAGTTAGAGCCGTACCGTGGGTTGGCTCTTGGTGCAGTACCGATCGAGTTTAGGGGGTGTTTGGTGGGGCAGCCATGCATTGAAATATCTTCTGGCACTCCCGTTTTACTGCTAGAGAGAATTACTCCATCATGGCGGGGAGTCGCAGTATTAGACCTAACAATTGATTGCGTCCGCTACGCAAAAGCAGCAGATTTAGCACTTGCCCTGGAGGAAGAATTACCAACATTCTTATCTGGCGAATCACTTTATCTGATCCAGCATTCGAGCGAATATGAGGATCCTCTGACATGTGGGAACTCGGATATCAGTTCTCTCTACGGGGTGCGACTGAATCTTATCCCGCAGAATGTCTGGGGCGACATGATAGGCGACTTTTGGTTTTTCGATCTCGACAGGCAGCGCAAGGTGCTCCTGATGAGTTACAGCGGAAGTGGTTGCCTGGTAGAGGACCCGGATGCTGTGGCGAAATGGTGGGTGAGTGCGTGCCGGCTGATGCTCATGGTTGAACGAACCCCCGGCGAATCAATGTGGTAAAGAACACATTTACATTGCCTTAAAAACCTATACTCCCACTTGAAAAGTACAGCGTGACGCTGTATAATAGAGAGTGTAAGCCAAACGGTTTACAGAAAACTCAATAGTGGAGGGGAGGTGAACCCAAATGATCGAAAAGATCAGCTTGGCTCTCACGGCGATTACCACTGGTATCTCCGCCCTGATGTACCTGCACACCAGGCCACCAGGCGGCAAGCACCGGAAGCGGAAACGCTACCGCCGCGGTAAGCGCCAACGGTAACCCCCCCGGGGGGCGGGCACAAAAAAAGCCCTCCCACCCCGCGCCCACCCCCACCACCCTACCACGTGAATCCCCAGGAAGGAGGAAACCATGAAAGCTCGACCCATGTATGTTGCAGCAGTTGCCACGTACATTGCAGCGGTTGCAACCACCCTGTGCAGCAAGAACGTGCCTATCGTCACGCCTGTGATGCTTACTATCACCACCGTGATACTCGGGTACATCACCTGCACCGGCCGCTGGCGCCGCTAACCAGCAACCCCACCAGCTTCGGCTAGTGGGGTTTTCAAGTCGAACCCCAACTTCCATTAATCCTCCACGAAAGGTTCCACGATGATCGACATCACCCTCGCCAAAGATATCCCACACCGAATAACCATCACTGATGGCGGAATAGAATACTGGACCGTCACGGCTATCACCCAGCACATTGGTGTCGCTAAGGCAACCTTTGCTAGCTATGTTGCCCGTGGCCAAGCCCCACAACCCGCGTTCCAGCTAGAGCGCACTCGCCTATGGGACGCCGCCGAAATCAAACGATGGCACGCCTCACGCCCCACAAAGTAACCACACCCCCCGCCCTTCGCCTCCCAGGGTGCGGTGAATGCCACTAGTGTCCAAGCCCCAGCTTTACTATTGCCTCACGCATACCAGCTGGGGAACGGGAGGAAACCATGGGCGCCACCACTACCACCACCGAGACAGGACTACGTGCCACGCTACGTGGCCTACAGGGCCTCTGGGTAGAACTGGAAGCCGCCAAGTACCCCACCCCCACCCGTATAACAAACCCCCAGGGGAGTAGGAAACCCGGGGCCCACCCCACTACACCAGGCGGTGCCGCCACCACCTTAGATATCGACCTCACCCTTAGGCTCTTCGAGGTTGCCCGAGACGTCGCCGACTACATCCAACCCGAACGCATCCTCACCTGCGACGCTCACCAACTCCTGCGCTTCATGGACTTCAATGCTGGACTCATCGCAGGTCTAGACTTCGCCCCCGACATCCACGCCGAACTCCGCCACCAAGAATCCAGGCTCCAGGAATTCCTCCGCGCTGGGCAACCCATGGTGTGTGACGTCGGTGAGCCGTGGCTGACGTGGCGAACTATCATCCACGCTGCCCATGCCGAAGGGCATGTGGTTAGCCGTGCGCTGCTACGCAAGTGGGCCGAGCGTGGACACATTGACACTCGCTTAAGCGCTGATCGCATCGCATGCTATCGGCTTGGTGAGGTGTTGGACCGCCTGAAAAATATGCCTTTGCCTGCTGTCACAGCAGGTGATATAATCGACGCGACGACGCAGCCTGCAGAAAAACCAGTGGAGGGTTTAGGGCTCGCGTCGCCCCGGGGCGTTTTGATGGCTCCTCACCCCGGATAGCTCGTGGGGCAGGGGATTGCCGCTCCACTCCTCCTACTTTCTGACCTTCAGGGAGGGAATCCATATGGCAGCATGGCGAAACGGCGCCCCTACCCACGTGAAAACTCATATCCGCAAGAAGATTCTTGCCCGCGACGGCTACACATGCCAACAATGTGGCAGCCCAGCCGCCGAAGTAGACCACATCGACAACACCCGCGGCCCCGGATACGATGATCTTAGCAATCTCCAAGCCCTTTGTGTTCCATGCCACAAGGCCAAAACGCAACGTGAAGCCCAGGCGGGGCGCGCCGCCCGGGTAGCGAGAGTGAAGCGACCCCCCACCCCCTCATTTTGTGATATTCCCCACATTATCAAGTTTGATACCGACCGGGGGTAGGGGGGATACCCCCCGATGTGGCCCTCGGGCCGCGGAGGGCAAAGGGCCTGCCAGCCTGTACGGGTTCCCAAGGCCCACCTAAAGGAAAGGTTAGGAAAACCTAAGAATACGAAGGGGGGTGCCGACCGTGCCCGGACCACCCCCGAAGAGGAATGCCCGCCGACGCAATGCCCGACCCGACTGGGTGACGCTCCCCACCGATGGGCGGAAGGGGCGAGCGCCCCGATGGCCGCTGTCCGGCCGAGTGCAACGTGGTTGGGCGGAACTCTGGCGTCGCCCTCAGGCAGTCATGTGGGAACGCAACCACGACGAGTATTTGGTCGCCCGCTACCTCGTCCTGCGGAATGCCATTCAGGATGAGCTTGATAACAGCGTGGTCAATGCCACCGCTATGGCTGAGCTCCGCCAAATCGAAGACCGGCTGGGGCTCTCACCCATGGCCATGAAACGCCTCCAATGGGAAATCGGCGATGCCGAACAGTCCAAGCCCGAAGATGATGGGGTGGTGATCGATGCCCATAACCGCTTCGCTAATCTCTGACCTCACCATGCCACCCGGCTACTACCTCGGCGACAAAGGCGCCTGGTGCACCCTCCCATGGCCCACCACCATGGATGAAAAACTCGACCTCATCACCCACTCCCTAGGCCCCACAGTCATCGACTGGGCCGAATGGCGCACCGACGAACCCGGCCTCCTCAACGACGACGGCGAACCCTGGCGATTCACACCAGGGCAAGCCCGCTTCCTCATCCTCTGGTACGCCTTCAACGACCAGGGGCGATTCATCTACCGGCGCGGCTGCAAACGCGGCAGCAAAGGCAGCGGCAAGGACCCCCTAGCCGCCGCCATGTGTAACATCGAGCTACTCGGCCCCTCCCAACTGCATTGGGACGGCACCCGCTACGTAGGCGAACAACACACCATGCCCCTGGTGCAGATAGCCTCCAACTCCGAAGAGCAATCGAAAGACGTTCTTCGGGTTGCCAACTCCCAATTCGGCGTTGAAGCCACCAACTACTACGGGTTAGACAAGGGGAGGACTGCGACCTTTGTGAAAACCTCCCCAGCCCGCATCGAAGTACTTACAGCCTCGGAGCGGTCTTCCGAAGGCGACCCAGCCACTTTCATCGTGCTCAATGAAACCCATCATATGACCCAGCGCTCCGGCGGCCACGCGGTCGCTAAAGTTGCCCGGCGAAACGTCGGCAAATCAAAGAAAAGCGTGCAGGCCCGAATGGTGGACTTCACGAATGCCCACCAGCGGGGCCAGGACTCTATCGGAGAAAAAACCTTCGAAGCATGGCAGAAACAACAATCCGGTAAATATCCGCAGCTCAAGAAAGACATCCTCTATGACTCTATTGAATTTGACCCCAAGCTAGATATCTACGACCCCAAGCAACGCATGCTGGCGCTCCAACAGGCCTACTCCGACGCCCAGCTCGATGACATGCATGAGGAGCTGGAGTATCGCTGCCTGTCCC